GATTGCGGTCATGGTGCCTCCAAAGAGTGAGTGGTGAGGGCGAGCAGTTTGCTGTCATGCTCAGGACGTGTGGTTCTAAAGGCTGACTTATGGATTAAGGGTTTGCCACGCCCACCTATGTATGCACTCTGTGCGCATACCCCGTCCCGAGGATTTGGATTAATACTAGGGGTTTACCCTAACGATTTAGACAGATCGATGTACTCAAGTCTTACGACCTCTGTGCGAGCATCTCATAGTACGCATGGATAGATGCGTCGATCTCGTCCATTGTGCGAGCTTCCACGAATCCTGGAATGTCATCCAGTGTGAATTCTTGCACGTCATCTGCACATGTGTATGTGGGTTCGATGATGACTAAGCCCACGAGATCAGAGTTGTATGGTGTGCGCATGATGGCTCCAAAGTTGATTAAGACAGTTTTTGGAATCGATTAAGACAAAATTTAGGGGGCTTGGATTAATCGATTTGTGCGTGTGTATGCCTTGAAACCCGCATGGATACTAGGTTTGCAGGGGGCATTAGGGTTTACCCTTGCCGAATAATCCAAGTGGATTTGGACGAGGCAGGATTTGTGAGAGGGTTAGAGATTGTGCGTCGTTGCATATAGCGTTGAAGCCATAAGCCAAAACATCTCTGACCCTCTATTTTATTGGATAATTGGATAAATGGATTAATCGACGACCTAACTTATTGATTTTATTGAAGAATCAATTTATCCATGGATTAATCCAACTTCCATCCTTGGATAATTGGATTAATAGGTAGGGTTTACCCTAACGATTTAGCCAAACCGAGCAAATTGCCAGTCAGCGTTCTCTGCGCACAACTTGCGTTGTGTGTATGGCATAGGCTCCCGAGCAAACTTCGCGGCATTAGACCACTTGGCATTGCATGAGCGGAATGGAACAGGGGGTAAGCCCCCTTGTAGGACGCGACCAACATCACCAGTCACGAGTTTAGGCATAGGGGCAATTGATGCACCCCTTGGCAATTGATGAACCTTAGACATTAGGCCTCGACTGTGCAAGGCTGAGCGCCACGAGCGATGCGGTCAACGATGCCGAACACATAAGCCTTGCGACCCTTGGGTTTAGCTTCCTTGGCATTGACGGCCGCGGCCACCGCGTTGCACAAGCCCATCAGAGCTTCCTTGGATACTTGGCCCTCTTTGGGCACGAGGCCCGCCACGAAAGGCAAAGCTGACTTAGGAACAAGGCCACATGAAAGAATGTCATTGACCACAGGGCGGAATTGGCCAGTAGCTAGCCAGTTTGCGTACAGCATTTGGCCGTACTCAGCGCGAGCCTCGCGGCCAGCGAAGGCCACTGCGAGCGCTAAGGAACCGGTATTGCCCTTTTTGTCGATGACAAGTGAGCGTGAACCATTGAATAAAGCGACTGCATTTGACATGATATTGTCCTCTGATTGAATAAGTAGGTTTCAAGGAATACACTGCACCATGCAATGCACTCCACAAAACCTCCCGCCGTGTTATGCCGTTCACGTTTACACCATGCGCGTTGTCGCGTTTAGGTGATACGGGAGATTGAACCAGTGTATAAATTTTTAATGAGCGTGCTCTCGAATATCGCGTTGCCTGTTATCCGTCCGTGACTTTTGTACATGACCACCGAGCGCGCCCATGACGGGACAAACTCGGTGCACCCCTAGCGCGGGACGCAAGCAAAACAATATCGATTTTTAAAGATCAGAGAGGTGAGGGGATAAGACCCTACATAGTAGGCAAGACTGCTACCCCGCCATGGGACCACGGGGGGTAACCCCAGCCCCCTCCCCCTACGCCTGACGCTCACAGCAGACGAAGAAAATAGGACATACACACGTACTATGACCCTTACGCGGACCTTACACGCTAAAAAATAAAAAAAGTTCTTGTACACCACATACACACGTGCTATATTGCCCAAATGAGACGAAGAAACCTATACATCCCCGACCCCCTGATGGAGCGAGTTCAGAAATTGGCCGTGCGTAAAAAAGTGCACATGGCAGATATCATTCGCACAGCTATGGAAAAGTACCTAGATGCAGTAGATAGGGCAGAAGCCAAAGCCAAGGAGGAAGCAGCAAATGCTCAACGTTGAAATCGACGACGGACCACTTGAATATGGTCTAAAAACGGTGTCGTTCCCGCAGGTCTCAGAAGAGATGCTGCATTCGCTGGCATTAGGCATGGAAGATGATCTGGTCATCATTGGCCGCCATGGTGTTTCTGTGGATCAGTTCCGTGAATTGGAAAAGCAGCCGTGGTTTATCAGCCGAATCATGCAGTTGCGCTCAGAATTTGAGAAAAACGGCGTTACATTCAAGGCAAAAGCCGGATGGATGGCCGGAGAACTACTAGAAAAGGCATATGTGATGGCAGCAAGCAAGGATGCGAGCTTCTCACAGGTCCATGACACCCTCAAAACGCTCATAAAAGTGGCAGGATTGGAGCCAAAAGAGGAAAAACAGGCCAATTTAGGGCCCGGATTTAGCATATCTATTGACCTTGGAGAGCGGTCGGTGAACATCACAAACGACCAAAATATCATCAATTCGCCTACAAAGTTCATATCTAATGAGTAAATACAAGCCCACAGACACCCAGCGTGAGTTCATGCTGGATGAGAATTACGTAAGGGTCTTAGCCGGCCCAGTTGGTGGTGGCAAATCTGTGACCTGTGTGCACGAACTGGTAAGACTCGCTTGTGGCCAAGCTCCGAATGCGAAGAACATCAGGAAGACCAGAGCGGTTATCGTGCGTAACACGGCGGACCAGCTGGCGTTGACGACGAGGAAGACTGTGTTTGACTGGCTGCCACCGGGAGAAGCTGGGATTTGGAAAGCCGTGGAGAAGACGTTTATCCTGAAGGCCAAACTGGGGGACGGCACGGAGGTTGAGTCCGAATGGCTGTTTATTGCGCTCGATACACCAGACGACGTTCGTAAAGCGCTGTCACTTGAGACCACGTTCTTGTGGGGAAACGAGTCGCGTGAGTTGCACCAAGACGTTGTGGATGGTCTGCTCGGTCGTTTGAACCGGTACCCGTCGATGAAGGACGGTGGGCCCACTCGCTCATGTGCTCTGTTTGATACCAACATGCCGGATGAAGATACGTGGTGGCATAACAAAATGGAAGAGCCGCCTAGCAACTGGTCAATTTATAAGCAGCCTGCTGCGATTTTGAAGCCGGCCAAGTACACCGAGCGGTTTAAAGAAGAGCCGGAAGAGATTTTGCTGGACAAGGACGGTGAAGAATGGTGTGTGAACCCAGAGGCGGATAACTACCACCACCTGCCAAAACAGTACTACCCCAACTTGATTCCGGGTAAGACCGAGGACTGGTTGCGTGTTTACCTGAGGTCAGAATATGGCCGCTCACTCTCTGGCACACCTGTGTACGAGAAGACATTCACGTATGACTTTCACGTGGCCGACGATCCTCTGAAGTACATCAAGGGTGAAAACTACCCGATCATCATTGGAATTGACTTTGGGCGCACGCCGGCGGCTGTGTTTAAGCAGCGGGACCCTCGGGGCCGGGTGTTGACACTTGGGGAGATCACTGCGGATAACATGGGAATCGAGACGTTTTTGAACGTGAGACTGAATCCATTCATAGCGAATAACTTCGCTGGGGCTACGTTTTTGTGTGCGCCAGACCCCGCTGGGTTTGCTAAGCAGCAGCTCAATGAGCTCAGTCTGGTGGACGTTTTGAAAAATGCTGGATTTAAATGTGTACGCCCCCCTAGCAACAATCCAGAAATTAGGATACAGTCCGTCGAACGGCTGCTTAACCAGCAGCTGGAAGGTAAAGCGATGTACTTAATTGACCGCTCGTGTGAAACTCTTATCAAAGGATTTCGTTATGGGTACAGGTATAAAATTAAGAAAAACGGCGAGCTTGAAGACCGGCCAGACAAGAACGAGTTCTCTCACGTCCATGACGCCAATCAATACGCCGACTCGGTAGTCGATATGAACATCCGAGGTGTAGCATTGCAGCGCGGTAAGCGCGAAATCAAAAAAGTAAGTTACACTTATTAAAACGAGATGGGCCCCGCATGAACCAGAATCTAGGCATCAGTATGGGCGGCATCCTTCCGGCAATGTCGGCAGCGGGTGTTGCAGAACAGCAGCGTAAAGCATCAGAGCTTGCGCAGGCACAGCCGCTAATTACATCTATTGCAGCCTACGTCCGCAATTGCTGGACTGAAGCACGAACAGCAAAAGAGCAAACGGTTGAGCCTAGAATGTTTAAAGCCGTGCGAGCGCGTCGCGGTGAATACGATCCTGATGTTCTGACGATGATTCGTCAAAATGGTGGCTCAGAAATTTACATGATGCTCACGTCTAACAAATGCCGCGCTGCGGCTAGTTGGCTGCGTGATGTGTTATTGGGACAGGGTTCTGACAAACCTTGGACTATCAGGCCAACGCCTACTCCCACACTGTCACCTGATATCGTTGAAGAGATGCGCCAAAACGCCATTCAGCAGATGGCTCAGGTCATTGAGATTACTGGTCAACAACTCCCTCCAATGCAGTTGCGCAAATTCCTGAATGAACTTCGGGAAGAGTACATGCACAACGTGATGGAAGAGGCGAAGTTTAAAGTCAAGCAGATGGAAAACAAGATGGAGGACCAGCTCATTGAGGGCGGCTTCATCACTGCGTTTGATGCGTTTATTGACGACATTACAACTTTCCCATGTGCGTTCTTGAAGGGCCCTATCGTTCGCCGTAAACCTACGATGAAGTGGAACCAGAATGCGCTCAATGGCTACCAGCTTGAGATCGTTGATGACCTAGTGCTTGAGTGGGAGCGCGTTGACCCATTTATGATTTATCCGTCCCCTGCATCGACAGGGATTAATGATGGTTATCTGATCGAGCGTCATAAGCTCCGTCAGCTTGACCTCGAAGAAATGATCGGAGTAGAAGGATATGATGACGAAGCTATTAGACAAGTTATCGAAGCTTATGGCCGTGGTGGCCTCCAAGAGTGGCTCATTGTTGACTCGACTAAAGCGCAAGCCGAAGGAAGATCAACCACAGCAGTAATGCAAAACAGCGAGCATTTGATTGACGCTATCCAGTTCTGGGGTATGGTGTCTGGTCAGATGTTACGCGACTGGGGTTTGTCAGATACAGAAGTGCCTGACATTACAAAGCAGTACCCTTGCGAAGCGTGGCTCATTGGCTCATACGTTATCAAGGCATCACTGAACTACCACCCCCTAGGTCAGAAGCCATACTACAAAGCCTCGTATGAAGGCGTGCCCGGCACGTTCTGGGGCAACAGCACGTATGACCTGATCAAAGACTGCCAAGACATGTGTAACAGCGCTACACGTGCACTGGCTAACAACATGGGCATTGCCTCTGGACCACAAGTGTGGGTCAACGTTGACCGTACACCTCAGGGCGAAGATATCACGCAGATGTACCCATGGAAGATTCACCAAGTTACGAGCGACCCAATGGGCTCGTCAGCTGCGCCAATCGGCTTCTTCCAGCCTAACTCAAATGCACAAGAGCTCATGGCTGTGTATGAGAAGTTCTCCATTTTGGCAGACGAGTATTCAGGCATCCCACGTTACATGACAGGCTCTAGCCCCACTGGTGGCGCAGGCCGCACGGCGTCTGGTATGTCAATGCTGATGGGCAATGCGAATAAGTCCATGAAGCAGGTCGTTGCTAACATCGACAACAGCGTGATGACTCCGCTGCTTGAGCGCTTGTATTTCTACAACATGAAGTACAGCGACGACAACGAACTCAAAGGCGACGTGACCATTGTGGCTCGCGGCTCCAACAGTATCGTGGCCAAAGAGACTGCACAAGTTCGTCGCAACGAATTCTTGCAGGCAACAGCAAATCCGATCGATATGCAGATTATGGGTATCGACGGCCGCGCTACTCTGTTACGTGAGACTGCCCGTCAGTTGGACGTAAACCCCGACGACGTTGTGCCCCCACGCGAGAAGTTGCGCGTAGCACAGCAGATTCAAGCCATGATGCAAGCAGGCCAGCCTCAGATGCCCGCACCCGGTATGCCTCCACAAGGTAGCCCAGTGCAGAATCAGCAGATGTTGGCCAATGGCGCACCAATTACGGATAATTTTTAAATTTTCTTGACACGGGGTAAACCCCATGATACAAACCGCACAGTAAAGGACTGATCATGAAATCTAAAATGATGAAGCGATACCAAGAAGGTGGCGAAGTCGAAGGCGCTTTTGTTGAGGCCGGCTCCGGCCCATCTGAAGATTCTTCTCCCATGGAGAAGGATGCTGAGCCTTCTAAGCCAGAATACAAGTCCTTCAAAGAAGCGTTTGCTGCTGAGCGTAAGGCCGGCAACAAGACTTTCGAATACATGGGCAAGAAGTACACAACCGATATGGCTGCTCGTACAACCGCCCGCGACACAGGTAGCGACGTAGCCCGTAAGGCCGCTAGCTATCCTAAGCCCGCACCCCGTGCACAAACTCAACGCGATCTGGCCGAGGCTTATGTAGCAAAACGTGCTGCTGCTCGTGCAGAAGCTGCGGCTAATCCCCCACGTGGTCGTGGCGGTGTTAAGTTGGCTAATGGCGGTGTTGTTAAACGCGCTGTTGCAAAGTCACACGGAAAGGCTTGCTAAATGAACAAGAAACACATGATGGCCGAGATGGCCGCTTTGAAAAAAGGCAAGGCCCCTAAGAAGGTCATGGCCGCTGAAAAAGCAGAGTACGGAATGAAAATGGGCGGTGTTGCCAAGAAAGCCATGGGTGGCGTTGTAAAACGTCAATCAGCCATGTCGAAGGGCAAAGCTTGCTAATTAAGCCCGACGCCCGTCAATTTCAGGCGTTGGCACGTATTTCACGGTCGGATGATGGAGAGGTTCTCTTGCAATTGCTTGAAACCGAACTCGAGAAACTGACCAGTAATTTGCTGGATACGTCTGGCGAAACCACCCCTAGAGTCCAAGGGATGGCGCGAGAGTGTAAAGACATTCTCACGTTGCTCAGAAATTCACCTGAGCTGGCAGAAAAGACCCGATAAGCCCAAGGGTGTACCCCGGCGAGTCGTTTTGTAAAAACACGCCTAAGTTCTGTGGTGGAACCGGCATAAGGAGTATTTATGGCATTGCCAAAACAGGTACAAGCTCAAGCATCCGTTGCAGATGAGTACGACAAGCAGGTTGCTGCAGCCCGACAGGCCGCGGAACCCAAGCAAGAAGAACCACCTCAAGAAGAGCCAGAGCAGAGCCCGGATAAGCAAAGTCAGGAACCAGTCTCCGTTGATTCACAAAAACCAACTGAGGACGATCCCAACAGCATGACGTGGCGGCAACGCTTCCAATCGCTGCAAGGACAGTTCAACAGCCAAATGCCAGCCCTCCAACAAGAGGTTGCGCAGTTGACGGAATTAGCGAATCAATTAAAGGCGCAACTCAAGGAACAGAAAGCCCAACCGCAGCCTGAACCTGAGCCAAGCCAGCTGGTTACAAATAAAGACGTGGAAGCATTTGGTGAGGACTTGGTAGACCTAGCCCGCCGCATTGCCAAAGAAGAGTTTGGTAAGCGCGAGTCAAAGTACATCAAGCAAATCGAGGCACTGGAAGACCAGTTGACCAAAGCTGAAGGCCAAGTCGGTGAAGTCGTTCAGTCTCAAGCTAAAACAGCGAAGGATCGATTCTTTGAGAATCTCAATTCAACGTTGCCAAGCTGGGAAGCGATTCAAGCAACAGATGATTGTCAGACATGGTTAGCGACTCGTATTCCGGGCTCGCAAGCAACATGGAATGATGCTCTTCTGAACGCGGCAAATCGTTTAGACGTATCAGCCGTCAAGGAAGTGTTTGATACATTCTTCGAAAAGTATCCAACGCATAACCCTTCAGCCAAAAAGCAACAGCAATCTAGCGCACGCCAAGAGCTGAACCGTCAGGTTGCACCGGGGAAGTCGACAGCTTCTAACCCTACGTCGCAGACCGGCCGAGTCTATACAAGCGCTGATTACATCGCTGAAAGCAATAGGATCGTTCGGTTATCGCAGCAGGGTAAGCACGAGCAAGCGATGCAACTACAAGCAGAGTTAGATGCTGCCCAAACAGAAGGACGTATTCGTCCGTAACTGTAAACGGCGGCGTGTTTTCACAAACCGATTTTTATTTGGAGTATTAAATGTCTACAGTAACCCCAGCCGCTGGTTATGCAGTAACCGCACCCTTTAACACAAACCCTGCGTACTCCGGTACGTTCATTCCCGCGATTTGGTCTAGCAAACTGAACGTTAAGTTCTACGCTAACACCACATTCGGTGATGTTTCCAACACTTCTTGGGAAGGCGACATCAAGAACATGGGCGATAAAGTTGTTATCAACAACATCCCCTCTATTACCATCAGCACTTACACTGTTGGTTCTAGCTTGAACTACGAAGCACCAACTCCTAACACCATTGAGTTGAACATCGACAAAGGCTACTACTTTGGCGTGAACGTTTCTGACGTTCTCGAGTACCAAGCTCAGCCTAACTTGATGGACATGTTCACGACTGACGCTGCCAACCAGATGAAAATCGCCGTTGACCGCGAATCTTTCTTGGGCACATTCAGCTCTGCAGCTGCTGCCAACATCGGCGCAACTGCTGGCGTTTTGAGCGGTTCTTTCAACCTCGGTACAGACGCATCTCCTTTGGACTACGTTTCTGGCAGCCCCCTGCCTACAATCTTGAACACGATCACTTCCATGTCTTCTGTTCTGGACGAGCAAAACGTTCCTGAGACTGATCGTTTCTTGATCATCACCCCAACAGAGCGTCAGTTGCTCATGCAATCTCCATTGGCACAAGCCTATGTAACTGGTGATGCTCAGTCTATCTTGCGTAACGGTAAGATCGGCCGCATCGACCGCTTCGATATCTATGTGTCTAACTTGTTGCCTAAAGCAGCTGCCAACGAGAACTACAACGGTGGTGCTGATGCAGGTAAAGTTAAGCGCCACGTTATCATCGCTGGTCAGAAGTCTGCATTGACTTTCGCTTCACAGATCAACAAGGTTGAGTCTATCCCCAACCCCAACGACTTCGGTACTTTGGTCCGTGGTTTGATGATCTACGGTCGCAAGACTGTCAAGCCAGAAGCTTTGACCTACGCTGTGGTCAAGGGCTAAGCAAAAAGCCCTTCGGGGCTTTTTCCAGTTTTACATTATTTTTGGAGATTCAAAATGGCTAATACAATGAGCTTTGCTACCGAAGTCGGTGGCTATGAGACCGCTACTGCTGGTACTACACAAACCCAAGCCGGTGCTACAGCACTGACAGGCTTTATCAACTACGTTACAACTGGCAATGCCAGCGATGGCGTTGTGTTGCCCTCTGGCCGCACTGTTGGTGATATCGTCTACGTCGTGAACAGCTCTGGCGTTGCGTTGAACGTCTACCCCGCTACTGGCGGTAAGATCAACAACGGTACTGCTAATGCCGCTAAGGCTTTGGCTGCTAACTTGTCTGGCTGCTATGTCTGCCTCGGCAGTGAAAACTGGGGCGCAGTCCTCAGCGCCTAATCAGCGTAACGGAGGGGGCCCCACGGGGCCCCTTCTTGTGTTAGTATTCCCATAACTTCAGCTCTACGAGGTTAGCCAATGGCAACCATCACAGTTGCGTCGATCCTGACAAAGGTTTCAACAATCCTCCAAGACCCGTCTAACATTCGTTGGACTGCGGATGAATTGATCCTGTGGCTTAATGACGCGCAGCGCGAATTAGTGCTGTATAAACCAAATGCTTACGTGACCACGGGCGCTGTTCAGTGCGTGGCCGGTACAAAACAATCAATCCCTGCCGCTGCAGTGTCTTTGATCGATATCGTGCGTAATATGGGCACCAACGGCACAACGCCGGGTAACGCAGTGCGCACAGTTTCCAGAGAAATTCTGGATGCGCAAGTCCCCAACTGGCATTCTGTAACTGCCAGTGCCACAACCAAGCATTTTGTTTATAACGTACTTAGCCCTAGAACGTACTACGTGTATCCTCCCCAGCCGGCATCAAGCCAAGGCTATTTGGAGTTGGTCTACGTAGCTTTGCCCACTGATGCAGTTTCGGGCGGCGTGATTACGCTAGACGATATTTACGTCACGCCCATAATCAGTTACATTCTGTTCAGAGCCTATAGCAAAGACGCAGAATACGCCAACAACGCTACGCTGGCTGCGACGTACTACCAGCAGTTCCAAGGTTTGGTGCAGGGTAAAGTTGCAGCGGAATCTGCGTCTAATCCAAACCAAGCGCTTGGCCCAGCTAACCCTAACGTACCGGGATCAATGAAGTGAGCAACGTTTCATACGAAGTTTTCTTGCCAAACGTCACTCCGTACGCCCCAAACGTACTGGATGACCAAGCGATTGACGCTGTGCGTAACGCCTGCATTGATTTTTGCCGCGAGACGCTATTCCTGCAGTGTGACTTAGACCCCATCACAGTGATGGCCGGTGCAAACACGTATTGCATCGACGTGCCTAAGTACAACATTCTGGGCCAGCTGATGGCCATCTACTATCAGAACCGTAAGCTAGAGCGCAAGAGCCAGTACGAGCTGGAGAAGATGTTCACTATGAACTGGCAGTATGAGCGGGGAACTCCACAGGCTTATACACAATTTAACCCCAACGATATCACGTTGGCGTTATGCCCCTCAGAAACCGTCCAGAACGCGATTACAGGCCGTTTTTCATACATGCCGCTACGCGACTCTACAGTCGTTGATTCGCAGCTCTATGAGCGGTATATGGAGGACATTGTGGCTGGCGCACTGGCCCAACTGCTGGATACGCCAAATCAGCCGTATACGGACGCCTCAGGCGCGAAAGCGTATGCGCAACGCTTTAGAGTTGGAAAACAAACGGCCCGGGCTTATGTGACCGGCGGTATGAACCATGCGCCTATGCGCATACGTTACAGTAGGATTTGGTAATGAGCTGCGATCTGATTTATCTTGTTCAAGGTGACTCGAACCGCCCGCAAGTTCAGGCGACGATTACTGACGAAAATACCGGCGCTGTGGTGGATATCACAGGCGCTACCGTGGTCATGAAGTTTCGCATGACTGGCTCTACCACGCTGCAAGACACAATTGCTGGAATCGTGACAGATGGGGCTGCAGGCATCTGCGTTTTCCCAATGACTGCGCTTTCCATGTCGGGAGAACCCGGTAACTACGAAGGTGAAATCCAAGTGACGTTTGCTGCTGGCGCTGGCGTCCAGACTGTTTACGATCCACTGCGGTTTAGGATGCGTGAGGACTTTTAATGAAGGCCGTCACCAGCTACATCAAGCTGCAAGTTGAGGCCGCGTACGTCAAACTACAGGCGCTAACAACATATCAGCATTTGTCGGCTGAAGTCCAGTATGTTTTGCTTCAGGCTACGGCCATTACGGGTAAGTTTATCGACTTCATTAACGTCGACGACACCCTGACTGAAGTTGACGCTACGACCCTGTCGTTTACTAAGCAGCTGACCGATGTTGTTGCTTTGGCCGAACAGATCAGTCTTGGCACTAGCAAGTCATTTGCAGACTCAACCACGTTTAGCGACTTTGTTTTTATTGCCACGACGTTTAACCGGTCTTTTGCGGATACGACTAGCTTCTCAGACGCAGCGACGAGGGACGTTGGAAAACTCTTAGAAGACAGTCTGACCGCCACTGATGCGGCCTCCGTTGCAGTTACCAAGCTACTTGCTGACTCGCTGGCAATGGCTGATTCGGTGGTTGGAATCAACTTTACCGACAATGAAAACGACGCACTGGCCATTGACGACCTTGGGATCGACGACGATCCAGCGTGGGTTTTGGGTAAAAATTTATCAGAGACGGTCTCGACAACTGACTCCGGCTTGTTGATAATGCAAGACTACTGCGACATCACATATTTTGCAGAGGACTACGTGGGTCAATCCCGCACATTTTGAGGAAAAACCATGAACTTAAATGAAATTTTCAAGTTGACCGGCAAGGTTCACGTTACTCTGACAAACGAACACGGTGAGATCGTTGAGCAGCG